TTATTTACTATCTTTATTTTCTTCATCATGTTGCTGTAATTGTTTAAAAAACTTTTTTATAAATGAAGGAAAAGGGAAGTTCATTTCTCCTAAATTCTCAATTATAGATATTCCTTCGTTTCCTATGATTGAAAATATTATTAGTTCTTTAAAAGATAGAGGAACATTTAATACAGCAATTGGAACATTTATTGGAGTCCCCTCAACTAGTTTATCAAGTGAAGCTCCTATTATAACAGCTAAAATACAAGATGTTTTTTTTATTATTCCCTTGAAGGCTTTCTTAGAGGATATTTCTTTTTTATAAATGCTTTTTAAATATCCACTGATGTAATCAATAATTATGAACGTCATCATTATTTCTAATGATTTATCCCATCCTCCTAATAAGTATAGTATGAACCCTATTATGCTTCTTATAAACCAATGTTCAAATAATCCATCAAATTTCCCCATTTTCTTACTCCTAAAGTTTTCCTAATTTTTTCTCCCATTCACTATAGTAACACTTAGCTTCTTCACTTTTGTCAATTATAGCCTTGTTTCTATAACCTTCATTTTGAATTTTCTTTTCCCAGAAAATATCACCAAACATTCTTACAGCCTCATACATCATTTTTCTAACTCTCCAAGAAACTCCGTTTTCTTTTAGTATAAATAGAAAGATTCTATCAGCTAGTTCTCTATTAATACCTGTTGAATTAAACTTTGAATACAGAAAGTCATGAATGACAGCCGCTTCTGTATTTTTTCCATATCTCTCAAAAAAAGGTCTCAATATAAGAGGTATACTGGCTCCATCTGTTCTAAATCCTGCTGGAATTACTATTGGAAAGTCTTTGATATATTTAGTATAGTCCTCAAGGACTACACTAAATACATTATTAACTTTTTTTAATTTTAATTTATTCTTCATCATTCTCAGCTTCTTCAATATCTATTTTTCTTCCTGTGCCAAATGTATCAGAAAACTTTTGCAAGGCTTTTTCTATTGCTCTTTCTATTGTTTTTCTACTGAAAAATTTTCTTAATAAAATTCTAACTGGATATGGTAATTTATCAGTTCTATATTCAACAAATTTTAATGCTGCCTTAAGTTTCTTTTGATTCTCTCCATACTTAAAGCTTTCCTCTGAAGCAATAACAGCTGCATCAAATAAGTTTATATACTGTTTTCTGTTATAAATAATATATCCTAAAATTCCCCCTGCTAATACTATCCATAGCCATTGTTCTTGATTAAATCCTTTTAAATATGCAATTACTTGGTTTATCATTTCTAATCCTCCTATTTGTTATAAACTGTTTTATAAGGTATTTTCCCTGCTCCTCTGATTTGAAAATGTACAGCATCTACTTTTTTCCATTCTCCACCCCACTCAATATTATATTTCTCTATCAGTCCATGTTTTTTTGCAGTCTCATAGATATCTTTATAATAATGAAGATCTTTTGAACCAGCTTTGTACACTGTTTTTTCAAATTCTTTTATTACCTTTTTCCCATTTACTTCAATTTCTTTTTTTTCCTTTTCTTTTACTAAAACACCTATATCAACGGCATATCCAAGTCCATCAATCTTTTCTTGATGATTTGATTGAATCTTATAGCCATCACAATTTGTTCTCCATGCACCTGGGATAGTTCTTCCATACTGATATAATTTGTTCTGCTCTTCAGCTGTTCTCATACCACAGGTTACTTTAAAATCATGAGGACTTAATCCTATTAGCTCTTCTATAAAAGAGACTAGATTAGGATGTACCCCTTTCATCATATTTTTGCTCGCTTGTGATAAATTGTACATTTCCACCACTCCTTTTATTCCCATTCGATAGATTCCAATTCTTTTAAAGATTTAGCTTCCATTGTTTTGGTTGCTACTACCGTATATTCTTCTTGTGCAGCTGTTCCACGCAGTATCCATAAAAGATAAATATGATTAATCTCTCCAAAAGTAAAGGAATCAACAGAATTGTCCTTCAACCTCCAATTTATTTTCAAATTTTGAATTACTTCTGATAATGTTACCTTATCTTTTATAATTGCTTTTATTTTCTCTTCAAAACCTTCTGGAACATCACCTTTTAAGAACTTAACAGCATCAATTATTGCTTTTGGATCATTACTTGTTGTAGCTATATCTATTGCTGATTTTACTCTTAAAAAGTTTTTTTCATCAGCTTCCCCCATTTGAAAAATTTTCCCATTATAATCAAAATCAGCATAGATCTTATTTAATAGAACTTGTCTAAATTTTCTTCTTGTAATATGTTTTAAACCTTCTAAATCTAATTCCCATTTATTTGTTTCTTTATTCCAGAAATGATATTCAGAAGGCTGTTGAACTTTTATAAGTTTCTTATTTTTTAAATATTCCCCATTTTCTAAGTTTGTTTCTAAGCCTCTTTCTATTTTTTCTTCTCTTGTCATCTCTATTAATTCATTATTCTTTATTATAGGATGTTGGAAAAAATGATCTGTTATATACATATCTTCAGTATATTCAGGGTAATAACTTCTAGGATCTTTTTTTACATCTTCTAAGCTATTTGAATAGACTGAGTACTTTAATTCCGTACCTTTATAAAAATTTATTATACTAGTCATTTATTTTATTACTCCTTTCTAAAATATTCCTAATTTTTTACGAAGCTGAATAATATTATTTCTTACTTCCATAGGATTAGTTTTTTGTAAATAGTGTTTACTTGTTACATTGCTACTTGTATGATTTGCATAGCTACTAGCAACACCTAACCCAGCTAGATTGTTTATAAGATTTATTGATGTTTTTCTTAAAGAGTGCGGGTATAAGTCTGGAATATCTAGAATTAATCCCATTTTTTTTACTCTGTTTCTTATAGTCCCCTGACTCATCTTTCTATATTCATCTCCATATTTTGTTATAAACAGCCATTCACTATGTATTCCTGACTCTTCTCTGAATTTAATCCATTCTTTTAAAAGAATTTTACATTTCTCAAAGAAAAAGGCATTCACTATATAACCTTCTTTTTCTTTAACTCCTTCAAAGTATCCCTCTTCTAGTCTTAATTGCTCCAACTTTAAATTTTGAATTGCTGAAATTCTACAAGCACTGTCTAAAAATAATTCCCATAAAATTCGATCTTGAATATCATACTTTTTATTTTGAAATTTCATAAAAAGCCTAACAGTAAGAATTTGTTCAGTATTTAAAAAATAGTTCTTTCTAATCTTATCTTTTTCTGTAAATTTCAATCGATCTAATTTTTTATCAAAGGGGTGAAACTTGCATTTATTTCTTCTCACACACCAGGAATAAAAACTACTAATTGCAGTAACTTTATTCATCAAAGTTCTTTTACTGTTACCTAAACTTCTACAATAATTTCTATACTCTTCCATGATTTGTGGCATTTCTATCAGTGTATCTTTACTCAATAAATATCTATTTTTGTGATTTTCTTGAAACCATATAAGGAATAACTTGAAATTACTAATATAAGTAGAATAAGTTGTTCCCCATGTTTCATAGTTGCTACTCTTGCAACTATTTAAATACTGCTTATAAATCTGCACATTTTCCTTTTTTAATTTTTCCCATCCTTTTAGTTCCATACTTTGTACCTCCTTAAAATTTGTTAGATACATTATATAAAACTGAATAGATTGGAAAATCTAGTCAAAGTAGAAGTAATTCAAATGACAAATGTATTAGATTACATAGCTGGGCTAAATATTACAGAATGGTATGCTCCTTTGCCGAGTCACATTGATGTAAATAAAGTTATATCTGTAACAAATGTAAATCAGGGGAATTGGGGAGAATACTGTAACTTAGATATTAAAGCGAAAACACTAAGAATTGGAGCTTTTGGAAATGGAAAAACATATCCTCTTAACCAGTTACAAGTGATTGTAGCTTATTTAGCTTAATCAGTAGCAACAGAGATAATTTGCCCTGAAAGTTGTAAATTCCCGTTAAATCCTGAACGAATTGCTGGATAAAATTTTAATTTTTTAGTTGAAGGTTCAAAATGGATTTCTGCAACTTCACCAGTAGCGCCCCCAGTACCATTTGCACAAGAAGCTTTAACATCTTCAGTATTTTTTAAAAACCAATCGGGCAAAATATAATCTGTTTCATAATCATTTTTAACGAAAATATTCATAAAACTGATTATTCTAATTTTCCCAGCTACTATTAATTTAAATGATTGGTTTAGAATGCCATTAGTACTATTAATTGTTATAATTTCACTTCTAAAATTTGATAGATTTTCCAATCTCTCAAGAATTGAATGACTGTCCATAGCTATATAATTATTAATATTTGCTGAAATATCTGAATTATTATTCTTGCATAAATATAATTTCTTTGTATTCTTATCAAAGTAGGTCTTTCCAACCTCTTTTAATCCTGGTTCATTTAATATTCCCCCATAATCCTTCCCCATCATCTGAGTAAACTTATTCCCTTCTAGCACTGTTCCTTCTTCAGCTCCATACTTAACGATTCCATACTGCTCAGCTGAAGCATAGTCTGTTTTATTTACTTTTTTATTCATTCCTTCATTAAATTCTTGAAGTGACACATAACTATGTAAATCAATTTTGGCATCAACTTTTGAACCACTTGTTATATTGAAATAAATTACTATTATAAAAGAATGTGGGCTATCTTTCATTAATGGAATATAATCATATTTATCTCCAGCATTAGCATAAGCATAAAGAATTTCTTCACCTTCATTTCCTTGTGCATAAAGTCCAATTTCTCTGAAGATTTTATCTTCTCTTAGCTCAGCATTAGAAAATTGAAGTTCTATAGCTACTATATTTTTTTCATCTCCCTGTATCTTACAACTAGTTACATTAGCTGTCCCCCATACTTCTTTTACATCTGTTAAGAATCTAATCTCATCATTTGAAGTTATTGAACCACTTCCTAACTTTGCTTTTGTAAAAGTTAGAGTTTCGGATAAATTTCCATTTATCTTAGCTTGAAGTTGTTCACCTTTTTTTGTTAGCTTTAAGCCTTCAAAATAACTCATTATTTAATTCCCCCTATCTCGATTATTTTAGTAAATCCTATCCCTTGAGCAGTATTTAACTTTGAATTTATTCTCATTGTTTGATCTAGTTTAAAATCAGCTTTTATTTCTATTTTTTTTATATTCTCAACTACTGATGAATAATATTTATTGCTTTTATTATTGATAATTTCAAGCTCCCAATACATCCTTGCTCCAACTTCACAAACTTTATTTAAGTCAGGCATTTTATTAATAACTTTCAA